GGCAGAGGCGAGAAGTCTCGTAAAGGAGGGCTGACTGCTAAGGGTAGACGGAAGTACAATCGTGCTACTGGTTCTAAACTTAAAGCCCCTCAACCTGGTGGTGGTCCACGGAAGCGTTCCTTTTGTGCACGGATGTCAGGAGTCAAAGGACCGATGAAAGACAGTAAAGGACGACCAACAAGAAAAGCTTTAGCGTTGCGTAGATGGAAGTGTTGAGATGCTTCGACGAGCAAAACAGACGGTTAATCCGTTATCAGCACAATCACGATCGCTGGCGGTAAGTGCAGCAGGAGAACTAGAGGTTTTAAAGAGTGACTTCGAATCGGATAAAGCGATCAAGGATTCTAAGATAGCTACATTAGAAGCTGACAAAACAACACAAGACGGTAAACTAACAACACTGGAAGCTGATAAAGCAAGTAAAGATACACGCATGAACACCGCTGAAACAAAGATAACAACACTAGAGAACTCTTCTACTGGTATAGTTGACGGTGGTCGCTCTAACTTGAGCCATGTTGAAGCTAATGCAATCAACGGAGGTAGTGCAGTAGTATGACAGTAAGAAGAATATTTTTAAGACGGGACACCGCAGCTAGTTGGTCAAGTAACAATCCGATACTTTCCGAGGGAGAGCCGGGTTTTGATACAACAAATGAAATACTAAAGATCGGTGATGGTGTTACTGCGTGGAACTCTCTATCACAATTCCAAGGACCAGCGGGTGTAGCAGGACAGGACGGACAAGATGGTGCTGATGGTGCTGACGGACAGGACGGTGTACAGATAAGTACCTACACGAAATCCTCCCTACCTCTAGCTGCTACTGCTGGAACAAATGCCTTAGTCACAGACGGTACAATTGGAGGTACTCCTACGATGTCCTACTTTTATAACGGAGTATGGTACAGAACTTTTGATAACTCGGTAATTAGTAATAAGACAATCGATCTATTTATATTAGCGGGTCAATCGAATGCACATGGTTCGGCAGATGTATCTGATCTTACATCAGGACAAGCAACTCAAGACGGCTTATTCTATACCTCTTGGCATGACTCTACAAGCAACGCAGAAACCACACAGAACTATTCTAGTTGGGCGACATCGCTGGTAGCTGGAAGCACACGAGGGGATAGTAATAACTTAGTAAACTCACCCAACTTCGGTCCGGAGCTTGGATTTGTTAGTCGAGCCAACGCAATCAATCTTACCACTCAGCCAATAGGTGTTATTAAATACGCAGTTGGTGCCTCTACCCTTAACGCTGGTACGTCTCTTTCCGACTGGGACACTACAGCTACAGGAAGTCGAGAAGGTGACTGCTATCGTGGATTACTCTCAGCACTATCGGATGCCACTACCAAGTTAACAAACGCTGGATACTCATGGAACTTTAAAGGCATGATATGGTGGCAAGGGGAGAGTGGTACATCTGTTAGTGGATTAAACACTTTTATCGCAGCAGTAAGAACGGTGCTAGGTAATTCCTACGGAGTATCGAACACATCACAGTTCCCTGTTGTAATAACAAAGATTGGATACGGAACAGATTTAACTCCTGTTGCTAGTGCTGATGCTTATGTAGGAATTGTGGATGCTGCGACCTACGGACATAGTGCTTCTCAAAACCATGTAGGTGCTTCAGCTGATGGTAGTTCTGATACAACAGGCAACGGAGTAAACGATATGTTTGATATCGGTGAAGCGTTTGCAGATAAGATGCAACTAGCTATATCCGGTTCCACTAACGCAGCCTGGACTCCATCTTCAATCACTACTCGTCTATGGTTAGATATGGACGATCAGACAACTTTTACTTCGTCTGGTGGTAATGTCACAGCGATTGCAGATAAGTCAGGTAATAACTACACATTTAATGCAGCTGGAGGTAGTACGCTTACAGCCGTAAATACGGCACAGAATAATAAGAACATACTTAGGTTTGACGGCAACTCAGATGCAACTTCCTACACAGGTGTAGCGTTTAGCTCGACTGCGGTGCATAAATGGTACTTCGTAGTCAAGGTCACAGCGTCTGATAGTCACGATGCTTTGGTTACTGTCACTAAGAGCAATCCCACACTACAGATGATCATGTTTAACATGAGTGGTGCGGGTGTATTCTCAGGTGATTGGTACATGAATCCAGGCACTAGTATGACAGGAAACTCATCGAACTTATTAAACCAATGGGTGATACTGTCTGCTGAGTTTGATATTCCCAACTCCCGTGCAACCTTATCTTTAAATTCCACACCGTATAACACCAATGTGGCTCAGTCAGCTTTATCGACAATGGGTACATCTTCCGTCAGGCTAAACGATTATCAGAACAATGCAGACTCCGATTGGGGAGAAATTGTTTTTACTGAAGATGTTACACAATCAAACTCCGATAAGATCGAAGGTTACTTAGCACACAAGTGGGGACTCACCGCAGACCTACCGTCTGCTCATCCGTATAAAACCCAAGCACCCTAATACATCATGTTAAGTCATAAAGAAGGAAGTAAGCTACACGACAAGATAGCAGACGCATACAGAAGTAGTATAGACATAATGGACGACACAGGGGAGTACAACGCTGCACTACTCAACGGTGCTAGACAGTTCCTCAAAGATAACAATGTTACTATGGACAGTGGGTTAGGTACTCCATTAAACGCATTAGATCATCAATTAAAAGCGTTACCATTTGAAGAAGAAGAACAACATCGAGATACCGCCCAAGCTACGGGACTTTAGAAACTTTCTATTCCTAGTTTGGAAACACCTTAACCTCCCAGACCCCACAGAGCTACAGTACGACATCGCTGAGTACCTGCAAAACGGTCCTAAGCGGTCTGTCATCATGGCGTTTCGTGGTGTTGGAAAGAGTTGGATAACATCTGCTTTTGTAGTCCATCAGCTACTGCTTGACCCCTCTAAGAACATACTTGTTGTATCAGCTAGTAAGAATAGATCAGATGACTTCTCTACTTTTACCTTGCGAATTATTCAGGAGATTCCCATTTTACAAGGATTAAAGCCATCAGAGAACCAACGATTTAGTAAGATAGCATTTGATGTAGGACCCGCTCCCGCTTCTCACGCTCCCTCTGTTAAGTCACTTGGTATATCGTCACAGCTAACAGGGTCTCGTGCTGATATTATCGTAGCTGATGATGTGGAAGTAGCTAACAACTCCGCTACCCAAGGTATGAGAGATAAGCTGGATGAACAAGTAAAAGAGTTTGACGCTATTATAAAACCCCTGGACTCCTCCCGTATCATCTTTCTAGGTACTCCACAGTGTGAAGATAGTATCTATAACAAACTAAGAGAGAGAGGCTACAAGAGCCGTATATGGTCTTCTGAGTATCCTGATGAGACTGAAGCTGTAAATAACTACGGAGGCGATCTAGCACCCCTTATAGCTGATAACATATCTCCTGAGACAGTGGGTACATCTACAGAACCTCTACGATTTACTGATCTCGACCTGGAAGAAAGAAAGATGTCGTACGGTCGTACCGGTTATGCTCTACAGTTCATGCTTAATCCAAAGCTGTCTGATGCTGACCGCTACCCATTAAAGATTAACGATCTTATAATAACAGATATTGATACAGATGTAGCTCCCGAAAAGATCGTCTGGTCAAGTGATCCTGATAACACAGATAGAGAACTACCTAATGTTGGACTTGCAGGAGATCGGTACAGACGACCCTCTTCCACTGTAGGAGATATGATACCGTATAGCGGTTCTGTACTATCTATTGACCCCTCTGGACGAGGTAAGGATGAGACGGGATATGCTGTAGTAAAGATGTTAAATGGATTGTTATATGTTCCCGATGCAGGTGGTATAAAAGGTGGATACGATGAGAAGACACTTAAAGAACTTGTAGCTATCGCTAAGGATAACAAAGTTAATAAGGTAGTCATAGAGAGCAACTTTGGAGACGGTATGTTTATGGAGCTTATCAAACCTTTGTTTCGTACTACTTACCCTGTTACTATAGAAGAGGTAAGACATAACAAACAAAAGGAGCTACGAATTGTTGACACCTTAGAACCAGTACTTAATAGTCACCGTCTAATCGTAGATCCAAAAGTTATAACATATGATTACAAGTCAGCTCTTAGCTATCCTATAGAACAACAAACTAGATATATGTTAATGTATCAGCTATCACGAATAACAAGAGATCGAGGTTCACTTGTACATGATGACCGTCTTGATGCTTTATCAATAGCAGTTGGTTATTGGACGCAGCAAATGGCTGCTGATGTAGACCAATCGATGATTGATAGAAAACAAGAACTTCTTCAAGAAGAACTCGATAAGTTTACTGATAGCTTTCATAAAAGAAGTAGTCGTTCTACAGCTTACCTCTGGTCGTAATTCATTAACACTCTAGGTTTATTTATAAACACACCTATCCTTAAAAGGGTCAGTTATAAGTGTCGTTATCAATAAGACCTTTAAGAGATGTTAGCGAAAGAACGAAGTATGAGCTAACTAAATAACAGGTGTATTGATCTGATAGTAGCTGTAGTATTTGTAATGGTTATCTTTGTTAAAAGGAGTAGTACAACAAGTATCAGCTATTGTAACTTTTGTATATTGCTACTGCTTATGACCTATCTAATTAAGGAGCAAGTGTCGTTTAGAAGTACGTCTAGACGTCTTATCTAAATCTCATTATTATAACAATCTCAAGCCGAAGGGACTTTGTAAAGACTAAAAGTTAAAAAGGTAGTATCTAAGCGGTAGACAGCAGGTGTCTCACAATAGTCTCAATAACATCTCGGAAGAAGATCGCTTTGCTCGACAATAGCTATACCTTTGTTATATTAATAACGATGAACATTAACGATCAAACAGATACCTTTCAATACGAGTTAGCTAAGTTAGTTTACAGGTTTAAAAGTGAATACGATCTTAACGATTATACAATAGCAGGATGCCTGGACTTCTGTAAGCTGTCAGTACTGACAGAAACAGATGATGTTATCTTTAACCCTGACTTAGCCACCGATGAAGAAGACACTGAAGAAGACAATAACATCACCTTCTGATAAAAGATTTAACGGAAAAATGCGAGGTATCGTTTTAGTTGAAAAAATCTGAGAGGCTTATATACGATAGGTATCCGTCCGTTTACCCCGCATACCCCTAAGATTATTATATACAGGGGGGATAGTCTTCGCACAATATGTGTTATGTCTAATTAGACTTTGGTGTAAGTACTAAGAGCATCAACAATTTACATCATAATGAGAGCTTGTTATCAATAAGGCTCCTGGTTTACTCGTG